TCAGGGTTTGTAGTGCTTGCGCTCGAGCCCATCAATTGACTTATGCTTGTGAATGTACCCGCAACGAGCGAGGAGCCTGCTAATGTATATGTTCTTGATTGTAGTCCAGCCATGATTATGCTCCGAATTGGTCCCGCTCAGGTGTCATCGCTTTTATCCGAATAGGCCCCAACTTTGCAAGTTGCCCATTTCCAAAAGACTTAGCTAGCATCTTTCCGACGTATGCTGCTCCGAGAGTCCCAATTATCTTATTTTTGTTGGTGGCCACAGATGTCTGAATAACACTCAAAGCCTCCGATAAATCGCCGCCTAATGCGGCCTTAACTGCAGTATCTACACCAGCAGAAGAGGCCAGACTTAGAGCCGCCCCAGTTTCAATAGCTTATATGGTGAAACTTTTCTTTCTTGAATATCTTCTATTCGCACGTCGCCTGACCATAACCCATTATTGAGTAGGCCTACTTATAATTGAGTAATGCGATTGTCTAATATAACATTTCTGAGACATCGCCAACAGTGATAATAGTTACCGTTCGTGTTATCTTCAAAAAATTCCATAACCGTATCACACTCTTTACATTTAGCTATAATCTCTTTTCTTATGCGATCCTCGGCCCGTTTACTGACTTCGCCGTATCCTTTCTTAATATATTTTGATGGCATTATTTCATACTCCCAAAAAGTTTAGGTTTGCATTTTTGACATACCCACCATCCTTTCATCATATCATTAAAAGACAGATTATTCATATATACAGGGTCAATAAATAATTCATGACCGCAAAACTCGCATTTAATCATGAGTTCTTCTTCTCCCATTCAATTTCAGCCTTTTCTTCTTCTTCTTCTTCTTTCAATCGTTTTAATATCTCTTCGTCTAACTCTTCTTCTTCTTGGAAAGGTATTCGAGCGCAGACCTCACAACCTCTAATTCCTGACGTAGTTGGAGTATCACCAAAGTATGCCCTCTTATTCCAAAGGTCCAAAGGAGTATTACAATTATCGCAGTTATAGAAAGAAACGTAGTGCACTAAATTCTTATTGAATACACCGCCTTCTGACTGCATTCTTTTTGCGGTGCAATCCTCACAGGATAAACCTATTGACCTTTCTAGAAGGTTGGTACCGTAGCAATTAGGACACATACCGTCATTCATTGACTTCTGGATAAGGTCCACCATATAGGCCGATACATTGAACTTAGGGTTTTCCTGTTTCTGTTCCGCTATCCATTCTATCATTTTGATAGGGATGTTTATCGAGATCGGTGCCGATATTATTTTTTTGCCGTCTTTATCTTTTTGAGGTGGACGGCCTACGCCTCTTTTGTTCTCACTCACAATCAATCAGGGCGGAACCTGCATATATAATTAATTCATAAGTAATTCATTTTAATAAAAAGGACTGCAAACCACAAACCTTTCGATAAAATCGATTATAGAAAGTAATATTTATACCACACGGTTTTTTAACAAAAATAATAAGCCGTCATACTACTACTACTATTAATTATGAATTAAATAATATATATAGACCTACAATTTACCAAAACCTGACTTCTCTTCTACTAGTTTGGTACTAGTTTCTGACTTCGGAAGGGGAAAACTGTTACTTAGTCCTGACTTGTTCGCTACATACTCCAATAGCATAGATGTCCAATCCCCATTTTTAGCTGCTTTACGGAGATCGGTCATCGGGTCTAACTTCTTGGCTTCGCTAGTCATCTTTCCCAAAGTCCCGATAAATGAACGTTGGAAGTGCATAAGACTCTCTTCTGTACTGGTTTCTATTTCAGCTATGACAGGCTCCAGTATTTCTATAAGATAACCTTCGGTTTTTAGTTTCTTTTCCCAAGTGTCAACTATCCATTCTCTAAGGACAAACCTGTAAAGAATTAATATTATTGCGATCTCACCAATAAACAAAAGGGGTATAATTTGGGTTAGTTCCATAACTGTCTAGTGATTAGGGCCTTAAAAAACAAGTGCGGTCACACAGATTTTTGGTGAGAACGAATGGCCCCGTTAAATGTCATCCCATTGGGATTGGGTGAAAGACGGCGGTCTGTCACAACCTTCTTTTTTCATATTCTTAATTATGCGGGCGGCTGTTAATGCGGCTAGTGTCTTTTCGGTACGGGTCAATTCTCCCGAATCATATGCTAATCTGTGCCAATCATTCGCGTCAACCTCCCAACGTTTACATCGACTTAATGGTCCGATCTCTCGCCCGTCAATGATGATAAACTCAGGGGTAACGGGGTTTTGTGGAAAGAGCGCCTCTTCGGCCTTGATTATAATATCTGCGACACCGCCGCCCGCCGCCACTGGTAAATCTTTCATCCAAGTAAAGAAATCTATTTTCTGTTCTTCAAAAGCTTTCTGTATTTCTTCCTTGAAAATATAAGCAATAGCACCAATTCCCCCCAAGACCGTTAAACTAGTCGGAAGGCTCAAATATTGACTCGATGGTTTATCGTGTTGTCGTTTATAATAACGTTTCAGGGCCTTTTCCTGTGTCGCGTTAAGTTTCTTAAATGTTACCCCGTCAGGCATCAACTCTAAGGGCATTATCTATTCTCTATCAAACATTGAATGTGCGCGGGGCTTCCTTCTATCATAAAAGCACAGGGGTCGTCCTTGTCTTTCTTTTGGTCCCAATTTAGAAAAACTTTGGCTGCAATAATCAAAAGTGCTAAATCCATCAAAACCCCCTACTTTTCGTTGCTCTTATCGAGTTACGAACACTTTTGCATATAAAGAAAATCATTAACGCCTCTTCTTTTTGCCTGCGGGGGTTTTTCTAAATGCAACCGCCATTTTCTTTAAATTCAGTTTTCCCGATCGCATTCTAAAGCGCGGTTTCTTACTGTTAGCTTTAACGAACTTATTCCACGCGGATAGTTTACGTTTTGGTTTACGTGCTGCACCTCGGCCTGCGTGCCATGCTTGGGCGGTTTCGTATTGTTCTTCTACGTCAAATACTTTAGATTCTCCAAGTCCAACCTTTATACCATCCTGAAAACCCATACGATAATATTCACGTTCTTGAGAAGTGGGCATTAATCGCTAGTCCTGTATATCCTACCAACTATTGAACAGCTACCTAACTTATCAGTATTAGCATCATTAGTAAGACAAGACACTATAATTTCAGTATAAGGCGGAATTAATAGAGGGATTATGACGGTACCAACCAGATCGGCAGTTGTCAGAGTGGTTTCAGTTTTGTAAACTCCAATAATAACACCATTCATTTGAAGCTTCCACGCATCAAATGTTCCCTGACCGTTGCTAAACTCCAGGTGACCATTAACCGTTAGTTCTGCAACTGTGTAAAAATTACCAGAAGTAAAACTAAGATAGGTTAGTTCACTTGTAGTAGCTCCAATTCCACCGGAGTAGGCATAACAGTGATTTCCTATTATTTCTAGTGCTTCGGCCGGACCCGTGAACGATCCGCCGACCGGATTCCCAGCGCCCCCAACACCGCCGCCTAGTAATGCCATCTAAGGCCCTCTAAGCTGAATAGGTTAAGGTTACTGCTACGTCTACGGTCTCAGCCGTTGTACAGCTTACGGACATGTCCATTTGATTACCTGCGATTATATCGAATACACCTGCACCCGATTCAATGACCACTGGTTGCCCGTTGTTTCCGTCCAAGGGTCCCACGGCCGTATTGGACCAAGCAGGTCCCGCGAATATCTGTTGTACGCTAACCCCGTCCCCACTGAATTTAAAGACGCTAACCCCATCGGTCGCGGAATCGTGATTAGGGACACAGTGTAAAGCGATCCTTACGAGCTTCCGCATGTTTTCAGGGTTTGTAGTGCTTGCGCTCGAGCCCATCAATTGACTTATGCTTGTGAATGTACCCGCAACGAGCGAGGAGCCTGCTAATGTATATGTTCTTGATTGTAGTCCAGCCATGATTATGCTCCGAATTGGTCCCGCTCAGGTG